CCGCCGGCCTGCCCAGGACCGTTGAACGCGGACGGAGGGACCAGTCCGCCCTGGCCGCCGGCACCACCGCGGCCGCAGATGCGGGCGCCGGCCTCGAGCAGCAGCTTGATCGTCGTGCCGGTCGGCCAGACGCCCGTATCGAAGGCCGGGATCGCAACCGACGTGCTGCCGATGACGTGGCCAGCCGCGATCGTGCAGGTGACGGCGTAGGGCACGTCGTCGAACGCGCCAGCCGACCGCGCATACTCGCGCAGGTTGAGGTTCGTCTGCGTTGTCAACCGTAGGTTTACAACCTTGCGGTCGGCGAGGCCGGTGCCGAGCGTCGCCGTCCCGCTGCGCACGTAGACCTGCCACAGGCCCTCGACCGTGATGAACGGAAGGTGCAGGTCGGCGACTTGTCCAGGCGTCAGCGTCGCGAACGTCGTCCCCAGGATGCCGAGGATGGTCAGGTTCGCCGTCCCGGCGTTCACGATGCGGAAGATGTCGGCGCCGGTGCGCAGGAACAGGGCGAGGGGCAGGACGGCGAACGTGGCAGACGACGGGCGCACCACGTGCAGGCGCTTGCCGCCCGGACCCCACGGCAGGCCGAGGGTGTAGAACGGGCCACCGGTCGAGACGTCGACCGAGCCGCCGAACCATGCATCTCCGGTGACGCTCACGAGGTCATCACCCAGGTCGAGGTGCCGCCGCTGCGCACGAGGTTGATCCTGCGCGCGCTGCCGGCGCTGATGGCGGTGCCGAGCGCGTTGCCGGCGTCGTCGCGGACCTGCACGGTGCCCGCCGACCCGGTCGCGTTGTTGATGACGAAGACGTCGATGCCGCTGCCCATCTCGCCCGGCACCGGGAGGAACGCGTTGATCGCGGCGCCCGGCACGATGTTGATGAGCCGGCCGTCGGCGTAGCTGAGCGTGACGTCCTGCGAGGTCGTGATGTTGAAGCAGCCGCCGGGGTCCACCCGCTCCGGCTGCTCGACCTCGTTCAGCACCTCGACGAGGTCCAGGAGCGGCAGGCTCCACGTCTGGAACGCGTCGGCCTGCAGCCGGGCCCAGCGGTCGAAGTCGAGCGAGAACCGCACCGGCACCGAGAACTGGTAGCCGGCGGTGACGATCTGGCCAAGCGTCGGAGCCGACGCCAGCGTGACGACGCCAGCGCTGTTGACCGTGAACGAGCCCGTCGGCGTGCCGGCGACCGCGACCAGCACGGAGCCGCTGACCGGCAGTGTGATCGTGCGGGTGTATTCGCTTGGCCCGCTGGCGCCGTAGCGCTTCACGAGCTGGAACTGCGTCGTCGTGCCGTCGCCGGTGCCGAGAACCTGGTCGAGTGCAGCCGGCGCCGTCTCGCCGTCGGAGTTGCTGGTGTAGTCGGCGAAGTCGGTGACCTTGAACGAGTGCAGCGCGCCGCGGCGTTCCAGCGCGAACGACTTCAGCTCCTTCGCCTCGGCCGGCGTCTGCAGTGCCTTGACCAGCGAGAGCCGGTGAACGGCCTGCGCCTGCCGCGCGACGCGGACCTCGTGCCCGCTCGCGGTCGTCTGGATGATCGTGGCGAAGCCAGGGCCGCTCTGGCTGGCATACTGGATGCCGCTCGGAAGTGTGACGTCGTGGAATGCCATGCGCTATCCGATGTCGATGTTGGAGCCTGGGCCCGGCGACCCGCCGTTCTGCGCGGCCTGCGTGCCCGTGATGCCCTTGACCACGGCGCCGAAGATGCCGCCGACGCCTTCCTGGAAGCCCTGGCGCGCGAGCGACTGAAACACCGCGGCCAGCGCACCGCGCAGCGTGTTGGCGCCGCTGATGGCGTCGAAGAGGGCGCCGCCGATGGCTGCGCCGAACTGTTCGCCGGCCCGCGTCGCGCGCTCGATGTTCTCGTTGATGCGCTCCCAGCGCTCGGCCTGCTGCTGCATCTGCTCCTCGGTCATCCGGACGCCTGAGCCGGGGACGCCGTTGTCCGGGTTGAGGATGTCTTCGATGGACGGGTTCGCGTTGAACCCAGGGCGCAGGACGCCGGTGGAGTAGAGGGCGGAGTCGGAGACGTTGCGGGCGAACGGGCCCTCAAGACTTTGCGCAGGAACCTGCCCCGTCTGCCGAAGCAGCGACTGGGCCTGGCTCCGCAGCACCGCGAGCGCCTGCTCGTTGGTGAGCCGAACAGCCCCAGGGCTTGTGTTCTCGAAGTTCTCGATCCTCGGGAACCCGCCCGGGCCACCGGGAACCGTCCTCGAATCAGCGAACGACCCGCGCGCCAGGAACTGCGCGGCCGACTGGTTGCCCTCGAAGGCGAGGAACGCGATGAGCTGCTGATCCGAAAGCCCCGCCGCGTCGCGAAGCTGGTTGAACCCGCCTGGCAGACCCTGGCCAGCGACGAGGCCCTGCTGAAGCTGCTGGATCTGGCGGAGCTGCCGGCCGGACCTTGCAGCGGGGTCGTCAGGGATGCCGAGCAGCCTGTTCGCCCGATCGGAGATGTCGTTCTTGCGGATCTCGTCCGCGAGGGCTTGGTAGTCGACGACAGCCTGCTTCGCGCCGCTGCTGAACGCGGCAAACGCCGTGGCGGCGAGGCCGATCGCCGTCGCCACCGCGCCGATCGGGTTCGCGCGGATGACGGCGCCGAGCGTTCCGAACACCGTCGCCGCTCCGCCGACCGATCCGCGGAACTCGCGGAAGTCTCGCGTCGTGTTCCCGATGTCGAGCAGGAGCCGCGTGGCGTTGAACAGGCCCGCGGCCGTGTTCAGTTCGCCGAACGACCGCGCCGTCTGGCTGATGCCGTTCGCGATCTGGACGCCGCCTCCGGTGACCTGGAAGGCGGCGCCGAGGTTCTGGCCGATCTGCTTGGTGAGCGGCTCAATCCGGCTTCCCGCCCCGTAGATGTCGTCGAGGGCCCGCTTCGCCTGCGCCGCCCCGCGCTGCATCCCCGTCGCGTCGATCAGCAGCTCGAGAGTTGGCATCAGCGCCCCCCTTCTTCGTGTTCACCATGGCCAGGAACTCGCGGTCCATGGCCCGCATCAGCGTGCACCAGCGCCGACGTTCCTCGCCGACGACTCCGTTGTCCTCGCACCAGCGCGACAGCTCCGAGTAGGCGAGGCCGCTGGCGGCCATGCCGATCGCTCGCCCCTCGCTCAGTTCGTGCCACGCGTTCCATACTGGTTGCAGGTCGTCGTCGAGTTCGGGTTCCGGCCCGATGTCCGGCATGGGCGGTCGCCCGTGCTTGCTTCGCAGCTCCGCTTCCTTCGCCCGCCGTCGCCGCTCGTCCGGTGGGTAGCGGTGAAGCCACCGAAGGCGGCTAGTCAGTTTCCCGCGGCCTTCGCGACCTCCTGCGCTGCCAGCGCCGCGCGCCAGTTCGCCGCCGACTGCACGAACTCGCGCAGCGACAGCCAAGCGTCATCCGTCATCAGCTCGACGGCCTTGTCCTCAGACCACGGCAGCGGCTGCCCGCCGACCACGAGGCCGCGCCAGCCGCGCAGGACCGCACGGCCCAGCGCCTGGCCCTGGATCTTGCGCAGCACGGCGTCGGACACCTTGCCCTCGCGGATCTCGTAGAGGTGCGGCCGACGTGCGTCGTCGAGGGCGCGTTCGTAGGCGGTCAGCGCCGGCACGATCAGCAGCGCCGGCCCCTCGCCGGGTTCGTCGACCGACTTCCCGCCGATGCGGTTGTCGGGCTCGCGCCAGATCGACCACCAGACGCCGCCCGCGACCTTCGCCGGGTCGACCTTGATGCCGAGGAGGTCCATCACACGAACCTCTGGATGCGGAGCGTGCACCCTTCGACCGGGTCGAGCACCGCCTGCCCGCTGCCGTCGAGGTAGTCGTCCTGGTTCAAGCCTCGCGTGTCGGCGCCGAGGTCGCTCCACTTGTGCTGCGGCATCGACACCGTGAGGACTCGCCCGCCGCTGTCCTGCATCGCGAACCACAGGTCGGTGGCCACGTTGCCGGTGTAGTTGCTCATCTCCGTCCAGTTGGACAGGTAGCTCGAGCTCGACGTCGTCACCTGCGTCGCACCCCAGGAGAAACCCGTGGCGCCCAGCGTGCCGACCTGCGTCTGCGCGCGGATGCTGTGCGTCATCGAGAAGCCGATGGACTTCGCCGAGTAGGCCGAGCCGCCGAGGTTGAACACCGGGACGCCGAGCGCGTCGAGGATCGGCATGGTCGTCGGGTTGGTCGTGCTGACCGCGTAGGTGCTCGTGTTGCGCTGCGAGCTGGCGCCCAGCAGGTCGAACGAGCACGTCGTGATGCCGCCGTCGGCGATGTTGATCGACATGCCGTTGACGACCACCTTCTCGAAGAGCTCGAAGAGCGAGCCGTCGGTGCGCGCAACCTCGACGTCGAAGAAATACTGGTTCGTGCCGTTCTTCATCCGCGCGCCGCGCGTGACGGTCACGTTGCCGGAGCTGCCGGTGAAGTTGGCCGCGGCCTCGACGGTGAGCGTCAGGGCGACCACTGCCGTCACCTTCCAGAGGCCGTTGTCGCCGGCCGGCGTGGCGCCCGTGGTCTTGACGATGTCGCCGACCTCGATGCCGTCCGAGATGAACGAGCCCGACGCGCGCGTGATGGTCTTCGCCGCGCCGGTCGTCGAGCAGCTGGCCACGGTGGCGACCGCCGTCTCGGTGGCCCGCATCGCGCCGCGCATCAGGAACCACAGCGCCTCGTTGACCACCGGGAACGTCAGCTCCGCCGGCAGGCCGCCGCTGACCGACTGCGTCAGCCGCACCAGATCCTGGATGTTGGCGTCGGTGCGCAGCGTGTTGCTCTGCTGGTAGCCGACGCGGTTGCGAAGGCTCTGCGCCGTCACCGGGAACACGAGAAGGTCGCGCGTCGCCGGGGTGGCGAAGCTGCTGCGCTGGACGATGCCAACGCGCACGGCATTCGATGCGGTCATGTCACTACCTCGTCGACTCGGAAGGGGATGCGGACGGTCCGCCGGCACCAGGCCCCGTCGACTTCGGCGGTGCCGATGATCGAGGGCGCTGGCGTGAAGGAGATGAGGGCGGGCGTCTCGGTGGACACGCCGCGGAAGGCTGCGATGACGGTCGCGGCGCGGTCGAGGAGGGCCGC